ACTATAGGGCGACATCGAGGTGCCAAGGTTTACCGGCAAGAAGATACACCGGGAGACAAAGCTTATAAGTCGTTTATGCATATTGCTGACTCAGTCGTGCCCGGTGGCGCTCCGTTCCAGCTTAAAGGAATGACCAAAGAAACACAGGAGCCCGGCATCGAAGTTGGCAGGTTCGCTCGTTCTATGTTTATGGGTGACACAGTTGACCCTGCTGGTAACGAAAGACGCGCAGCAGAAGAATTGTTTCGAGCTTTCACTGGTCTGTCAGAGATTGAGGTTAAGCCAGAGAACATTCTAATGTACAAGGGCTTCGAGTATGGACGCGGGATCAGAAGCGCAAGTCAGATCTTTAACAGTGCCGTTTCTACGAGAAGTGCCCTCGATCCTGAAAATGCTATAAGCACTTACCGCGAAGCTAACGAAACTAGATTTCGGGTTATGCAAGAGATGTATAGAAACGTCGAAAACATGAGACGGCTAGGTATGTCTGATGGTGAGATCCGTCGTGCAATGAAGAAGAATAAAGTAGCCAACATCTCAGAGTTAATGCGTGGCGAATTTGTTCCTATGAAGGTTAGCTCAGAGATTCGCAGGCGCGTTCGTGAGAACGATAATGACTTGCCAATGGGTGACTTAAATAGTATTCGTTATGAGTTAATGGGGCGCAGGCTTGACGAGCCGATGATAGAAGAAGAAGCACCATCTCCAGACTTTGACCCATCTCGTTTGGTTCCTATCTCTGAGGCACCAACAACTGAACCAGTTGCTGCAACCACACCTCCTCCTGTGGTAGCGCAAGCGGGTCCTGCTACAGCCCCTTCGGCGGGACCCGCACCTACTTCAATGGCTAATGCTATAACCCTACCTAACCCACAAGACCAGTTATTGGCAGCAAGGTTACGAGGACAGTAATGAACAAAGACAGACTAAGAGAAGAGCTTGCAGAAGACGAAGGCTGCAAGTTCGAGATATATTTGGACCACCTTGGTCTACCAACTTTTGGAATCGGAGCGCTCGTCAAGGATCATGACCCAGAATACGGTCAGCCTGTTGGTACGCCCGTGTCGGAAGATCGGGTGCGTAAACGCTTTAATCTTGATATCGCTGTGACAATCGAAGACTGCCTGCATTTGTACCCAGACTTCGACGAGCTACCCGAAGAAGCGCAATTAGTAATTGCCAACATGTGCTTCAACATGGGAAGGTCTAGGCTCTCCAAGTTCAAGGGCATGAAAGCAGGGGTCGATGCCAGAGATTGGGAACGCGCAGCCGACGAAATGGTCGACTCGAGGTGGCATGATCAGGTTCCGAACCGCGCAAAAAGGCTGGTTAAGCGAATCCGAGACCTCGCAAAGGGCTAACCTTGTAAATTACACGCTTATTCTACAAGGTACAAACAACTGAAATCGTTAAATAAAAACATCGATTCTCGTGGACCTCAGTATCGATGACCGTAGCATTATACCTCGAAGTCGCTGAGATTTGACGTTTTAGTCTTGATCCCGGGGACTTTGTCGCATCGAGCGCCGTTTACTGTATAAAGGTTCTTGACCCTAGGATCTTCTTCTATACTTTGCGCCATTTCAGACGACCGTACATTGCACTGGCCCATCGTTTCGTATGGCCCTCGTAAATCTTTTAGTGCCGTACACTCGCCGGGTAATGAAACCAAACAAATTAGTATCATAGCTTCAAACATCTTTATTCTCCATCTCAGGATCACATGTTTCACCCTGACAGCAGTCATCTATGACTTGATTACATTCAAAGCACTGCTCATGCCCGTGGACATAAATAGTGCGTAACTTATTTCCGCAGCGCGGACAGTGGACTGGCTTGTTGTTCATCCTACTTCCCCCCAATTGTCGCCTAGTTCGGCGTCTACTTCAAATGGCACGTTAAGATCCGGAACGCATGTTGTCATGATTTCAACAATACGGTCAGCTTGTTCCTTTGATTCTACACTGAAGCACAGTTCATCGTGAACCGTTAACATCGGAACTAGGCCCTCGGCAAAACAATCAACCATCGCTTTCTTTGTTTGGTCGGCACTCGAACCTTGGATCAATTTGTTTAGAGCCTTATATGTAAAGGCGCGTCTAATCATCCCCCTGCCGCCATATTCTTTTATGGCTTCTTCAAGACGCATAGCTTTGTTGAAGCCAAAAGACCTAGGTTCCCACATATCAAAGCGACACTTACGCCCCAGCCACGTTCTAATACTCCCGACGCTTGAAGCACGATTCGATGTCATATCAGCTATGCCCTTAACAAACGGCACGTTCTCGTGGTACTTCGCCAGAAGATCTTTTGCTTCTTCCTCGTTGATGTCCATTACCCCTGCTAGCTTCTTGCGCCCCATGCCGTACATGATACCAAGGTTAACAGTCTTCGCATCCTTGCGGCTAATGCCTGCCATGTCAGCAACCATCTGGTGGAAGTCAGCATTGCCTTCTTTGTATGCGTTCACAACATCGTCAATCTGTGGATGCCTGTGAACTCCTGTGACTTGAGCGCAGTAATGTGCAAGCCAGCGTGGTTCTTGTGAAGCATAGTCAAAACTTCCCCACTTGGTGCCTTCTTCTGGTATAAATAACCCACGGATCATGCCTTTGATTTCTGGATCTCTGGCAGGGATTTGCTGTAGGTTGGGGTTGCTCGAGGAAAATCTACCCGTTACAGTACCACCATCATCAGAACGAAGAGCATTGAAGTCGCAATGAATACGTCCATTATGAGAATGCTGAAGAATCGTCTCAACAAAGGTTGTGTTGGCTTTGTTAAACTCGCGAAGCTTTACAATCTTCTGCGCTATTGGGTGAGTGTGATTCGACAGAAACTGTTTTGTAAAGGACGGAGCCTTCGAGTTTTCTGTCCGGGAATACGACACGCCAATCGCGTCGAACGCCTTTGCTATCGATGTCGCCCTATAGTGAGTCGTATTCAATTCACTGGCA